AATCGTGATGCGGCCGCATTGACAACCGTAAGAGGGGACGGTGTCAAGGGGGACAATAGAGACAGAATCATTGCCGGTTTTTATTCTGAGAACAGAAGCGATGCTGGATTGCAAGATCTGGCCGTTAATTTTCCAGCAGCAGTAAGGCGCACCATGTTTATTGAGTGGAAGTTAGATCAGGGCTATGCTGATTCAGCTGGCAAACTCAATGTCCATGATCGTGTGGTGAAAGGTGCTAAGAATTCATCCGGTTCTTCTCAAATTTACAACCGTGTGTCGGTTTATACTTTTGAAAGAATGGCTCATGCTTCCGGTGAATGGGTGGCGGGTGAGGAGGTCCAAAGAACTCAGGTCACTTACACTTTTGTTGAAGACCAATCTTTTGGCGTCGGCAGCGCCAAGGTTTCCTTCAAAAAGGGCCATGATTTGGTATTGACCAATCTTACTATTAATGCATTTTATTGCTACATCACTGATTTTGTGAATGCCAAATATGAGGAAAGTTTTAGCCAGTGGCGTCAGGCGGTCACTAAGTCACGCTTGAAGGCCCAGATGGGGCGCTGCCTTTGTGACAATGGCATCACTCTTTCCCAGTGCTGCAAGTGTGCTGGACCTCACGAGTTTAATCCGTATACTGGCAATTTGGCTGTACTGTGCCCCGTATTGCGTGATAAACCGGGTGAGCTTCTTGTTCATGACAAATATGCTAAATTCGAAGAGCGGTCTGTCTTGTGTGGTATGCATAAGATAAACGATAAGGTGTTAGATCTTTTCAAAGTGATGGTTCATTCTCCAACTTTGCGCCCTGTGACTAGGACGGTTTTTCGGGAATTGGATTTTAGTTCTTTGTTGAATGCACATGCAACTGGTGAGAAATGGGCTTTTGCCGAACGCACTGGCGCTTTTATAGAGCCTGCTTCACTTGACCACTTGTTGAAGATTTCGGCTGGTTCCGTCAGGCAGTCACCTGCTTCTTTGGAGTCTTGGTGGCAGGAGCAGTTCGATCCAGGATTTTCTTTGTCGCACGCCTACTTTTTACTTCTTAGGTATCTTGTTTTCACTCCCAGTGTAGCGGATTTGGAGCGAATAGCTGCCGACACACCGGGACCTGAGGATTCCAAGAATGTTACAATCCGCATGTTGCACATGTCCGGTTATGCTTGTGGGGTTGATTGTAATGGAGTGCCATTGATTTCGAGGATTGCATCCCAAGCCAGGACTATGAAACCACCTGAAGCGTTTGCTCCCCAGGCTACTCTCCTTTCACTCATTAAGCTGTGGATTTTTTATGCACTGTTAGACTGGCCGAGCAAAGATGAGCCTTTGTCTGGAAACAATGTACCGCCTGTTCAGTGTGATGATTTGATAAAGAAGTATTTTTCGTCTGATTGTGTCGTCAGCAATGCGGGCGAATTGTTGGAAATGTCCAAAGCCCAGGCCAGTGCCCCGAATTCTGCCTCCGATATGTTCCACTACTATCCATTTAGACGTGATAGGTACATCACTGATTTTGTTGCCGCGTTGACGTGGAGCAAGATCAATGTTTCTCCCATCAAGAATTGTAAGGACCTTGTTTCAAGCTTTGGCTCCAATTACAATTGTGAGGATTTCATTCGTCCGATTTCTCAGTATTTTGCCATTCCTGTTGCTGTGATAAACACTGATGTGACTATTTTTGTTCCTGCTGCCGGTGGTGAGAACGGAGCAGAAGAGAAGGCTGATGAGCCTTTCATCGTTGGAAATCGCAGGCTTCGTACGGGGCACGTTTGGCAAACAGCCAGTGGTTTTGTGCCTGATAACCAACCAAATTTTGATAATAATAGGTTGGTTACGTCTCACAATGGCTGTTGCGTTGGAGTTTGTTTGATTAGGGCTAATGGCCACAAAACAACCTATCATGATCATAGTTGCCGATTGTGCAGGCAAGTTAACGCTACCAGAGTGTGCCTCGATGTGCGCAGAGCTTTTGAAGATGCTAGGTACCGCACTAGGGGCTTGGTGTGGCCCTATCATTTGGACACTTCCCTGACATGCGGAGAAGCAGCTCTGTATCAAGCAGTGCATAGGGCGCCCTGGGAATCCCTCATTGACACTTATGATGGTAGGCAACTTGAGAAGCTCCATTATGGAGTGTGGAAGAATCTTCCTGGTGACAGTGATCTCCCCTTTCCTGAGGAAAGACCTGATAAGCTTGCTTTACCCAATGTACGAGCTACATGGCACGGCACGTGTTATTCCAATCGTGTGAAAGAGCATCACCGCGCTAGCGGTGAGTCCCATTACAGTGAGGAGTCTTACAGGAGATTGATTAGGCATGACAACCAGGTAGTAGATTGCCCAGAATGGGCCGATCCTGATGTATGGTGGCGCCATAGTGGTCAAGTGCGTCCCATGTACTTGCTAGCTTCTGTTGACGAATGGAAATGGTCATTCAATAAGTTTTTGACAAAGTTGAGGGAGCAAGCCAGAGCTAGCCGTTTCAAGGACATAAATCCCTTTTTGAAAAAGGCTATACTGACTGGTTTGGCGGGCGCCATAGGAGGTGGAGCCCTGTACCTTATTTGCAAGACGGTGCTTAACAAGGGAGAGAAAAACCCTGGCGATTTTGAGCCCCATGGTGTGGCTTCTGATATACCTGCTGGTAAAGCTTATTGGGATGACAATGACTTGAAGACGTTGAATACCGCTGCATCCGTTCATAATCAGAGCAATGTCACCATCGGATCTCATGGTCGTACTCCAAAAGCTTTGATACAATCTTTGGCGGGCATGAACCCTAGCGACACTATGTCTCGCATTTGTAAAGTCAAATGGAAGAATGCAGCTTGCCAGGCCATGGATATGTACGCCATTTTGGTGGATTCATCCACCTTCGTCCTGCCAGCACACGCGTTCGCACAGATTGATTTGTCACAGGGCCTGGACCTTATTATGTCGGTTTATACCACGAACAACAAGACCAAAGTTGGTGCTTGGGTAGATCATTCCATAAAGATTTCTGATAAAACTGTTGCTTTTTCTGAAGTTTCTGATTTGTGTCGAGTATATCATGCCCTCGGCGTGTTTTCTTTGAAGCCTTTGGATTGTTATTACAAATCGCCACCCTCTTCGCCTGTTCAAGTTAAAGCTTCTTATTTTAGGAAATATATTGCTGATGGCAAGTGGGATGTGGTAGAAAATGTTACATTCATTAACGATCATAAGGATTTGAGGCTACATGGCGAAGAGGCAACTTGTTTTCCACATAATCGTTATGTCAAGTCTCATTTACAGGGAGCACCAGTCATGGAGTGCCTCGCAAGACTGTCAGCGCCTGGCCAATACGAGCGTAAATGTGGGGAGTGTGGCCTTCCATGTGTTTTGAGCGCCAACAATAAACACCCAACCATAGGGTTTTATATAGGCAAGATTACCCCAAGCTCCTCTGACGGGGTCACGCGTGAATATGAGACATACGTAACATTAACCGAGAGCTTTATGCGTGAATCTTATGCGCAGCTACACAGCATTTCTTTTTCAGGTAGAGGGACTAGTAGCACTAGTTTGGGTTCGTTTTCCGCCAGTTTTGTTGGCCATATGAACGTTGTCTGTGAGGGGTTTGATGAGCCCGGACATGAAGCCAAATTGATGGAATCAGTCAAGAGATCGCGGAGCAACATTCGTTATGGTAGGGGTACTGTGGACTTTCGTGATTATATGCCTGGTAAAGAAGATTGTGAAAATGTGGCCCGAGACACAGAAATGTTCAAGTATTCTGGTTCCAAATCTGGCATTTATGCCTCACTACCGACATTTGAGGAAAAGAAAGTGATGGGCATCTACCCAAGTCACAGTGGGGTTCGTGGAATTTATCCTATTATAGGCTCAGATAATGACGTGTTCTTTTATCCTGAGCTTTTGCATTTGGGTGTTGCTCCTTGGGCGGATGAGAAACTCCACGAAACGTTTGGCGGCGACCTTATATTTGGTATGGTTGGACCTGGTGAGGAAACCAGTGATGGTAGCAAAACTTCAATGGGATTGGGCAAAGAAGTGGCCAAGAGTATGATACATGCTTACATTCCACCCCCTCTCATAAAGGATGCTTCATCTCGTTTGTTGAGTCATTATATCGACGTCACTTCAGCCATTTTGAATGACAAGAATTTTTCCCACGACCACATGATCAAGCTCCTCCACGCAACTGTGGATGAACAGTTCACTGGGGTCGTGGATAAAGATGGCGAGGTTATAATGCCAAAGATGGACCATACTAGTTCATGGGGTTCGAACAACAAGCCTATGA